GTCTGCGGGGCTGTATGGCGTGTTCCGTGATGGGCTGGGGCCACGCAACGGCCAGATGCTCACCATCAGTACGGCGGGGGATCATGAGGCGTCACCGTTGGGTGTGATGCGGGCCGCAGCGCATCGGGTTCCGGGGCGGAAGGACGGCCGTCATCTTCATGTCCGGGACGGTGACGTGTTCGCGATGCATGAGTGGGCGCTCGAGGAGACGGATGACGTCAACGAGATGTCGGTGGTGAAGCTGGCCAATCCGGCGTCGGTGCATACGCTTGAGCGGCTGGCGCAGCGTCATGATTCGCCGTCGATGCTTCCGTGGCAGTGGGCGCGGTTTGCGTGCGGGCTGTGGATCGGTGCTGAGTCGTGGTGGATGCGGTCGGAGATCTGGGAGCTGGCCGAGTCTGATGAGCGGTTGGCGCCGCGCGACCGGATCGCGGTCGGGTTCGACGGTTCCCGGTACCACGACGCGACGGCGTTGGTTGCGTGCCGCATGGAGGACGGGCTGATCGAGCCTCTCCAGGTGTGGGAGCGGCCGACGAACCTGCCTCCGTACGTCTCGTGGGAGGTGGAGACGGGTGACGTGAACGCCGCCCTCGAGGACATCTTCAGCACGTACCGGGTGTCCATGCTGTACGCGGATCCACCGCTCTGGCAGTCCGAGATCGATGAGTGGGTGCGGTTGTACGGGCAGGACGTAATCGTGCGGTACCCGACGAACCGAACCCGCATGATGGCCGCGGTTGAGCGGTTCCGGACGGATTTGGTCGCGGGCGCGATTCCGCATGTCCAGGATGAGCTGCTGGCGCGGCACGTGTTGAACGCCCAGACGAAGCAGGCGCGGGGCGGTTACTGGCTGGAGAAGTCCAAGACCGGAACCGCCGGCAACATCGATGCCGCGATCGCGGCGGTGCTGGCGTACGAGGCGCGCTGTGACGTGCTAGTCAACGATCCTGCTGACCGATCGGAGTACGCGTTCCTGTGAGCACGATGGAGACGATCCCAAGGCTGAGTGAGCGTACCCCGCTGGACTGGCGGTCACTCCTGATCGGCCAGCTGGCGGTGCAGCAGGAGTGGTGCCAGGTCTTCGAGGCGTACTACGACGGCAACCATCCGCTCCAGTTCGCGACGTCAAAGTTCAGGGAGGCGTTCGGGAACCTGTTCGGTGCGTTCGCCGACAACTGGTGCCAGATCGTGGTCGATTCCTCGGTGGAGAGGCTGGAGATCGTCGGGTTCTCGATCGGTGGCTCCGCAAGCGATCAGGCGTGGGCGCTCTGGCAAGCGAACGCCCTGACGGTCGAGTCCGTCATCGCGCATACGGAGGCGGGCAAGTGCGGCCGCTGCTACCTCCTCGTTGACCCGAACGGCGATGAGGGGCCACGTATCACGGTCGAGCATCCGGAGCAGATGGTGGTCGCGAACGATCCTGGTGACCGCCGCAAGCGGCTGGCCGCCCTCAAGCGGTGGGAGGGCGATGACCGCCATCACTACGTAACGCTCTACCTGCCGGACCAGGTGTTCAAGTGGGAGTCCGCGGAGCCGGTTCACCAGGCGGGTGGCCCGATCGAGTGGGTGGAACGCAGCGATGATCTACACGAGAGCTCGAACCCTCTCGGTGTGGTGCCCGCGATCCCGCTGGAGAACAACCCCGGCCTGCTCGGCCGCCCGCACAGCGACCTCGACTCAGCGATCCCGCTTCAGAACGCCGTCAACAAGATCTGCACCGACATGATCGTGAGCAGTGAGTACGGGGCGTTCCCGCAGCGGGTTCTGACCGGTGTTGACGTTCCAAAGGATCCGGAGACCGGGCAACCCATCAAGGACGACGAGATGAAGGCCGCGATGTCCAGGCTGTGGACGTTCAAGAGCCCGGACGTCAGCGCCATCCAGCTCCCCGCCGCGGACATGAACAACTTCGTGGTCTCGATCGAGATGCTGATCCAGCATCTGGCCGCGCAGACCCGGACACCACCGCACTACCTGCTCGCCAAGATGGTGAACCTGAGCGGTGACGCTCTGGCGACTGCCGAGGCGGGCCTGGTCGAGAAGTGCGAGAAGAAGATCCTGTTCTTCAGTGATCCGTGGGAGGAGGCGATGGCCCTGGCGCTCACGGCTGCCGGGACTGACACCCTGCCCGCGGACGTCGAGTCGATCTGGAAGAACCCGGAACGCATCAGCCAGGCGCAGCTCACCGACGCATCCGTGAAGAAGAAGGTGAGCCTGGACGTACCCGTGGAGCAGATCTGGCTGGAGCTGGGGTACACACCGGAAAAGATCAAAGAGATGGCGAAGGTGCTCGAGGGCAAGGAGGAGGCGGCACTCGCCGCTGCCGCGCTTGCCCAGGAGGCGGCCGTCCGTGAGTCCGTTGCGGTCGGTACACCGCCCGGCGAGCCCGCACCGCCAGGTACTCAACCGCCGGCGCCGCAGGGGCCGAACCCCGGACCGCCGGCACCACCCACCACAGGAGGGCGACCGTAGATGAGTGACCCAACGCCCGCCGACGTCATCGACGAGGGGACGATCCCCACCGGTGACGCGGGGAAGAGCCCCGACGGAGGCAACCGTGCCGGCGAGGAAGAGCCTCGCGGACGGCAATACTCCGAGGCCTACGTCAAGCAGCTACGGACCGAGGCAGGGATGTCCCGCTCGCGCATCGCCGAGCTCGAGGAGCGGCTGGAGGAGCATGAGAGCGCCGGCAAGACGGAGCTCGAACGTGCCACCACCCGCGCCGAGACCGCGGAGAAGCGCGCGAACGAGCTGGAGACGTTCCGGTTGCGGGTCGAGGTCGCCACCGACCAGGGGCTCGGGCTCGACGCAGTTCGGTTCCTCACCGGCTCCACCCGTGAGGAGATCGAGGTGAACGCGCAGGAACTCGGGAAGATGCTGTCTGAGAAGGCCAAGCCGACCACCGCAGGCTTCGACGGTGGCGCGCGCAAGACCGCCCAGGACAAGAAGGCACCGGAGGTCGAGCACAACGACTTCCTGCTTCAAGCGATGGGACGGCAGCGCGCGAGGTAACGGCTTCGACCCCTCGAAGGAGGGACGATGGCAAACCGGATTCCATTCGCACAGAACCCGCCGCAGGCTGGTGGGTATCTGCTGCCGCCCGAGCAGGGAGACATCCTTGTTCAGGGCATCCTCATGCAGGCGGGCGCGATCGCCCTTGCCGGCGACCGCCGCGCGACCAGCTCGCCGAAGACGCAGTTCCCGATCTGGATGGGCCAGCCGACCGCCGCACCCGTTGGGGAGGGTGCGACCAAGCCGGTCACCGGTGCCGAGTTCGGTCAGACCACGCTCAACATCAAGAAGTTCGCCTCGATCGTCCTGTTCACCGACGAGATGATCGACGACGTCCAGGGTGGCGACCTGAACGTCCTGGTCGACTCCGGCGTTCGCTCGGCCATCAACGACGTCGTGGACGCGCATGCCCTCGGGATCGACTCCGGGGTTGCGATCACCAGCGTCTTCGACTCGTGGCTCCAGGCCACCACGACCTCCGTCGAGTACGACCAGACGAAGGGTGACGGTCTCCAGAAGGCCATCAGTGCCGCGATGGGCGTTCTGGAGGGCAACGGCTACGGCGACGTGAGCAACATGGGAGTCGTGCTCGGCTTCGGCTTTGCCCAGGTGCTCCGTGACGCCCGGAGCTCGTTCGACACCACCCTGCCGATCTACGGCGCCGGCACCGGGCGCGACCCGCTGTACGGGATGGACGGGTTCTCCTCGACCAACCTGACTGCTGCATCGGCCGCACCGGGCGCGACCAACATCCTCGGGTTCGTGGCGTACCGGCCGAACCTGCACGTCCGCGTGCGCAGGGACGTCACCCTGACGACCAGCTCCGAGGCGACCGTCAACGACGGCACGGCCGACCGCAAGCTGTTCCAGGAGGACCTGACCGCAGTCCGGTACGAGACGCGGCTCGGCTTCATGGTCCACGACATCAACCGCGCGGTCGTCGCGATCAAGAACGCCACGTAGGAGGTGAACATGGCAGACAGCCCAACCACGAAGAGCACCACCACCACGAAGGACGCGCCGGCGGCAACCGAGACGGACGCGGCCCTGCTGTCCAGCGACTCGACGCACTCGACCAAGAAGGAGGCGACCGACGTACCAGAGACGTACCCACCCTCCGGGCCGAGCGTGATCGAGGAGCGCGGAGAACCCAGCTGATGACGTGGCCTGACTACCCGCCCGTACTCACGTCCGCACCTGTACGGGCGGGCATCGGGCTGCGTGCGCGGTTTCTGAAGGACCGGGCAAGGCGGCCACCGCCTGAGTGGCCACCTGATTGGTGGCAGCGGAACTGTGACCTACTGCTCGAACCGGAGGGGCCGATCCCGATCCCGCTCTGCGGGCGGCAGCTGACGATTCCACCCGCGCCAGGAGGGGAGGTGACGCCGTAAGCCACTGTAAAGCTCTCTAAGCGGCACCGACCGCCCGGCAATGCAAACACGCCAGGAACGGGACGGACGGCGCTTAGAGAGCTAGCCAGAGGCTCCTAGGCGGGAACATGAGCACTCCCGTAACACCGGGGCGGCCCACGGTTGACCAGGTGGCAGTCCTGATCCGGCAACGGACAAAGGACTCGACCGGAACCACCGTAGGCACCTTCGACGATGACACCGAACCCACCGCGGACCAGGTGGAGACCATCATTGACGGCGCGTACGACGTCATCATGATGCGGCTCCCGGCGGTCGACAGGCTGGCGAAGTACCCGGCCCTGCTTGCCGGTGCCGTCCAGGTGGTCGCACTCGAGGCGGCATGCCGGATCGAGAAGGGCTACTGGCCCGAGCAGGTGCGTACCGACCGGAGCAACTACAGCGTCCTGAAGACCGAGCTGGATCAGGCCCTCGCCTCGCTGGAGCAGGAGGCCGATGATGCCACCGGTGGTGGTGACTACGAGTTCGGGTTCGTGAGCTGGCCCGTCCAGTCCTGGACAGGTGGCTCGACCATCTGCTGTCCACCCACGACCCCGGCGCCGTAGTGGACGTCACCGTCAAAGGTGACAAGCAGGCGGCGGCGGCGGTCGCCATGCTGGGCGTACGTGCCCGCGACATCCACAGCCTGGACCGCCAGGTGGGTGACGTGGTTCACCAGTCCACCCGGCACCGGTTCGACACCGACGCCGACGGGAGCTGGAACCAGCTTGCCGACTCCACCGTCACCCGCAAGGAGATCCAAGGCCTCGACCCACGCATCAACCGGGCAACCGGTGCCCTGTACGCGTCGCTCACGCATGGCAGGGCAGAACCCGGACCCCGTGATGAGCTGCGGTACGGGAGCAGCGTTCCGTACGCCGGCTTTGTTGATGCCCGCCGCAAACTGATCGAGCTGCGCCCCCAGGAGCAGAACGAGGTAACCCAGATCATCGCGTCCTACATCACGAGCAAGAGCGACCGGAGCTGGTTCTTCCAGTGAGCACCACCACCATCTTCGAACGCATTGTCACCGGCGATGACGTCGAACAGTGGGTGATGACGCTGGTACACCGCTGGATCGGAACCTACCTCTCCGAAGTGGAACGGCAGCACGGGGTAGAAGCCGGCACCCTGCAACGCCCACGCGGCTGGTCGATTGGACCGACCGCAGACAAGTTCCCCGAGGACCAGGTGCCCTGCGTGATCCTCATCTCGCGCGGCTGGGCACGTAACCCCAGGATGGACGGCGCCGGGCACTATGCCGCGTTCTTCGACATGGCCCTTGGCGTCGTCTGCTCGGCCCGCACCGAGAAGGAGACCCGGTTGATGGCGATGTGGTACACCGCCGCCCTCGCCACGCTGCTTGCCCAGCGGCAATCCCTGGACGGCAACGCGGACGGCACCGAGGTCATCATCGCGGACTGGACCGAGCTTCCCTACGACGATCAGCGGTCACTCGCGCTCGCCGTCGTGGGCTTCGTCGTACAGGTAGAGAACTCGTTCAGCTCAAGGGCTGGCCCGCTCACGCCTGACGATCCACTCGACCCGGACACGCTGCCATGGCCGCCCTGGCAGGACGTGCAGGAGTACGAGATCACCGTTGACAACGTGAAGGAGATCCCATGAGCCGCCCCGGAGTTGAGATCACCTCGAGCGCGCAGCCGCTCCCGCGCTCGGCGCCCACCGACACGAGCGTCTGGTTCACCGCCGGCAAGGTCGGTACCGACCCCGGCAAGCCCACCGCCGTCCGCTCGATCACCGAGTACAAGAACACGTTCGGTGACCGGCAGGGCGGCCCCGTCCTGTACGACGCCGTCGACGCGTTCTTCCGGGAGGGCGGCAGCCGTGCCTGGATCAGCCCCGTCACCGGCACCGCCGACTCGCAGGCACTACTCGACGCGCTCGCGCTGTTCGACAAGGGCTACGGCCCCGGCCAGGTCTCCTGCGCCGAATGCACTGACACGACAGGGCACGCCGGGCTGCTCGCCCACGCCGCCGCGACGAACCGGGTCGCGTTGCTTGACACCGCACTCCTGGCGGACTGGACCGACCCGGCCCAGCTCATCGCACTCGGGGAAAGCCTTCAGGCAGACGCGAATGCACGGTACGGTGCGATGTTCTCGCCGTACGCCGTCATCCCCGGTGTAGCCGGCGGCACCACCCGAACCATCGCGTACAGCGCGATCCAGGCAGGCATCATTGCCCGCAACGACGTGGGTGCGAACCCGAACGTGGCCGCTGCCGGGCAGATGGGCATCTCCATGAGCGCCCTTGATCTGGTGGCCCGCTACACCGACCAGCAGTACCAGGACCTGAACGAAGCCGGCGTGAACATGGCGCGGCTGATGTTCGGGCTGGTCGAGACGTACGGGTACCGGTCCCTTGTCGATCCGGCCGGTGCCGACCAGCAGTGGCTGGACTTTGGCCACGCCCGGCTGAACATGGCCATCGTTGCACAAGCGGACGTGATCGGGCAGCGGTACGTGTTCACCCAGATGGACGGGCGCCGTAAGACGATCGCCCGGTTCGGTGGTGACCTGCGGGCAATGCTCGCCCGGTTCTACGAGCTCGATGCCCTGTACGGGCAGAGCGCACAGGAGGCGTTCCAGGTGAACGTCGGGCCGAACATCAACACCGAGGAGACGATCGCGAACGGCGAGCTGCATGCGCAGCTCCTGGTGCGCATGAGTCCGTTCGCGGAGCTCGTGGTCATCGACATCGTGAAGGTCGCAACGACGGTCGCTCTTCCCGGTGCGGAGGCGGCCACGCTGGCCGCGGCGGCCGCCTAAATCGGCGGTGTGAACTGAGTATGAGAATGGTATGCGTCAACGGCTGGAGGTGATTTACCAGTTCGGAGTAATCATGCCCTGTAAGCCCACCATTTGCTCTGTAAGCCGTTCCCCCCGCTCACTGGCATAGTTACATTGATTTTGAATTTGCGAGGAAGTACCTGCAAATCACGTCATTTTGGTCACCCTCGCAAAATCACCAATTGTTACGGAGTGGTTGACGGAACGGCCGGGACGTTTACAGGGCTGTATCCAAACGAAGGGAGGCTAGAGCATGGCTCGTCAGGACACCTGGGACGTCACGGCAACGCTCGACGGCGTTGACCTGGGCACCTGGGACAAGAAGGACGGCGGCGACATCGACAGCGATGACGTCAGCTACAAGCCGGGCGGGATGGCACCCAGGATCTCCCTCGGTGGCACCGTCAACGTGGCGAACGTGACCATCTCACGGCTGTACGATCTGAGCCGTGACCAGCTCAACATCCACTGGCTGATCTCGAGGGTCGGCAAGGGGTGGATCGTGGTCAAGCAGACACCGCTCGACAACGACGGCAATAACAACGGCTACGACCCGCTGACGTACCAGGGTGTGCTCAAGCGGGTCGGGCCACCGCCGGTCGACTCGGAGGGAACCGACGCCGCACTGCTCGAGCTGGAGTTCGTGCCCGCCGGCCTGGTGACATGAGCGACTACATCGAGGAGGGTCAGAACGGCGCGATCCACCCGGAGGAGGAGCAGCCGGCACGCGGTTCCGTCCTGGAAGCGATCATCCGCCGGCGGGACGAGCTGGAGACGGAGCGGCGGTTCGACGTACCCATCCCCGGCTACGGCGGGCTACTGGTGATGCGCTGCAAGCCACTCAGCGGCCGCATGCTCACCACCCTGCGGCAACGCCACTCCGTCTCACGCTCGGCCGAGCGGGACGTGAACCTCTCCGCCGACTACCTCATCAACGCCTGCGAGGAGTTCCTGGGGCGCGCCAGCGTCGATGATGAGCTGGTACCGCTCTCCGAGTACGACGGTGGAGACCCGGTCGGCATCAGTAAGCGGCTCTGCCAGATGATCGACCTGCACCCGTCCGGGGACGGCAACGCCCGCGCGATCCTGTTCGCCCTGTTCATCGGGGCACCCTCGCCGGACATGGCCATCGAGAAGATCGCGAACGACTACGCCGAGTGGGCCATCAACGCAAACGAGGAGGTCGGAGCAGAGCTCCTGGGGGAATCACGGGTAGCCCCGGCGTGACGACCGCCGCCGTCCTGGCCTCCTACGGGTTGCCGGCATGGCGATTCCTGACGCTGCCCGGCAACGACGTTGAGCTGATCACGTTGACGGCTGTGGCAAAGCGTGCGGGGCAGCTGGAAGAGCAGGCAGCCAAGAGGGCGCAGCGTGGCTCGTAGCGAGCACATCGACATCATTGTCGCGCTCAAGGAGCTGTCCAAGTTCCTGAGCGACACGAAGAAGGCAACCGATGCCACGAAGGGCGTGGGCACCGCTGCCGAGCAGACCGGCAAGAAGGCCGGGATGTCCTGGAAGTCCCTGGCGAAGTGGGGTGGCGCCGCAACCGCCGTCTACGGGGCCACCCGGTTCGTGAAGGGTGCGGTCTCCGCGACCGAGGACCTGGCGAAGTCGACGCTGGCCCTTCAGCGGCAGACGAACCTGGACACGAAGACCGCGTCGGAGTGGGTGGGTGTGCTCAAGGAGCGCAAGATCAACACGAAGTCGTTCCAGATGGGCCTGGTCACCCTGAGTAAGCAGATGGTGGCGTACGGCGAGGGTTCCAAGACCGCCGCCAAGAACTTCGCGTACCTCAGCATCGGGCAGGACCAGGCCATGAAGTCCAGCCCAAACCAGATGCTAATGACGGTGGCCGACCGATTGAAGGACATCGAGGATCCGGCGTTGCGGGCGACCGAGGCACAGAAGCTCTTCGGCCGTGCGGGCCTTCAGCTCCTGCCGATCCTGTTGAAGGGACGCAAGGGCATTCAGGAGCTACTGGGTGTTCAGGGTCGGTACGGGAACTATCTCTCCGGCAAGAACGCCAAGGACACCATGAAGCTCATCGAGCAGCAGCGCGAGATGAAGGCGGCGATGGAGGGCGTCAAGATCCAGCTGGGTACCGCGTTGATGCCGGTGCTCACCCAGCTCGCCGGCATTCTGGTCAAGGTGGCGCGGGCGATGGCCCCGCTGACCAAGAACGCAACGCTGTTCAAGATCGCGATCGGCGCTCTGGTCGTGGCGTTCATTGCGTACAAGGTGGCAATGATCGCTGCCGCCATCGCGACCGGAATCTTTGAGACCGCCGCGGCCCCGGTGGTCGGCATCGTACTTGCCATCGTTGCCGGGCTCGCGCTCCTGGCGATCGGCGTCTACCTGGTCATCAAGCATTGGGGCTGGTTCAAGGCCAAGCTCCTCGAGGTCTGGAAGTGGATCAAGGCGAACTGGCCGCTCCTGGTAGGCATCCTTCTTGGCCCGATCGGCCTCGCCGTCTCCCTGATCATCAAGAACTGGTCACGGGTGAAGCAGGCGTTCGTGGACGCGTGGAACTGGGTGAGGTCCCACTGGCCTGCCCTCAAGGCCGTTCTGCTCGCCCCGTTTACCGCCGTCCTGGGCATCATCAAGACGGTGGTGGACAAGATCAAGAGCATCACGACCTCGGTAACCAGCCTGCCCGGCAAGCTGGCCAGCAAGATCCCCGGTGCCAGCTTCGTGACGAAGCATCTGCCGCACTTCCAGCATGGTGGTGTGATGCCGTACACCGGGAGCGCGCTCGTGGGTGAGGCAGGACCGGAGGTGCTGACGCTACCGCGTGGTGCGGCAATCACACCGATGGGTGCGGCCGCCGCCGCGATGGCACCGATCAGGGTGGAGGTGCCGCTGTTCCTGGACAAGCGTGAGATCGCCCGAGCGGTTGCGACTGTTGCCTCCGACAAACTGGCGCGCCGCTGATGCTGGGCATCCCTCTCGGCTATGTGCGTATCAACACGAGCGACCCACCACTCTCGGTGACCGCGCTCCTCTCCGATCAACGACCGGACGTAACGTCCGGGTACGGAGGCTGGAACGAGGTGGCCCGGCCACGGCGTAAGCCGATCACCTCCTGGGTGGGGCAACCCGCGCTACGCCTGACGCTCGGCATCCTGCTGGACGAGTTCGCGGACGGGCTCTCCATCGAGCGGCAGATCGCCCAGCTCGAACGGATGGGCTTCCCGGCAGGATCAAACGCCGACCCACCCCAGGTACGCATCACTGCAACCGGGAGCGCGATTCCGTACCAGGACCGGATCTGGGTCATGGACTCGATCGGGTTCGGGGACGCCGAGATGAACGACTTCGGGAACCGCACCCGCCAGAACATGACGCTCAACCTTCTCGAGTTCGTGGCCGACGTCTACGTGTCACCGGCGGTGCGGCGGCAGGCGAAGGCGAAGTCCGCGAAGCCGAAGAAGGGTGCGGCCGTGAAGCGAACCAAGATCAAGGCGAAAGCGAGGACGGCAACCAGGG